TCTTTCGCTAGTTGTGCGCGTGAAATTGCCATCTATTCAGCCTCCCTTACGCTAGGCCAACTTGCTTCTGACCAAACAGATGATTCTGTATGGTGACAAGCACGTTGGTATTGGCTGTACTTACATCTGAATTATCAGGGTCTTCTGAAATATCCAGGGCTTTCATTGGCAATGTCGCAGTTGTTGCACCAGTTGTAACGTCTAACTCTGCATACGAAATACCGCTGTCAGTGCTACCCGTTCCAGTGTTATCAACAATATCAAAATTGCCCCACAAGTCAGCAACAGGGAAAGCGGCATCAGCTTGTACTTCAAACACATCCATCGGATGGTCAAAGAGGAAAGCTATTGCATCAGTGGCCGCATTACCGGGCCAATAATTGCTCCATGTTGGCTTGCTTGTGGTTGGATCAGTGTAGAAACATCCGTTAAATACGCCAACGATGATATCGCTTGTCGCGCTACCACCGTCTGCTCTAGCGATCCGAGTAACAATACCAGCAGTATTCTGGGTAACAATGTCACCCATGTATATGTTAGTAGTGTTAGTCTGATCTGCAGTCGTTATTCGATAACGAGACTGGCCTGAAGAGTTGTAATTACCCTGCAGGTTACGCACATAACGGAGTCCAAAAGGCGCATCTTTATTGGCCATTTTTTAGTTCTCCTATAACACAATCAAATTAATCGTTTTTGCCAGAAGCTCCAAAGGTTACTTTGCTTTTACGTTCCTGAGATATCGGCATACGAGGATCACTTTCACGCATTAGATTATTATCTACAGCAGTCATCTGATTTTCAGTCTGCTTTGCGTAATAAGAGTTTCTCTCTCCCGCTGTCTCTTCCGGTATCTTACAAAGAATTAAACCCCCAACACCCACAGTTCCAGCATGCTTACCTTCTTCAATTGTCGGCAAATCATAGCCTTCAACTTCTGATGGATGCACAGGCTCATAACCTTCCTGAAACCTTTTGTGTACATTGGTTTTGTCTTCCTCATTTCTAATATGAGTCCTCACCCACCGATATGTCATACCGGGTGGTGCTTCCGGCGTATCTAAAGCTTGAGGTGGCTTCCATGGCTGTCTTGCCTTCTTCTCACTCCTATCACTTTCGCTTCTAGGGGCTCTATTAGATCCAGCATTTTTTTTGCGTGTCATGATGCCTGTAACCTCAATTTTTGTTTTGCGTATTCCTTGTACGAAACACCCAGTTTCTTGGCTATTGCCTGTTCACTAGGAGTCAGTTCAACCCTACGATCATTTTGACTGCGTCCATTTCCTGTTGTGCGCGTACCGGAAACTACGGTCTGGACGGGTTTTCCGCTGTTTCCTACGTTGTTTTCCGCTTGGAACCTGTTTGGAAGTTCTTCGCGTAATCTATTGTCAAGCTGAGAATAGTATTCATCAGACTCTAAGTCAATTCCTGACTCAGCTAATTCCTGATGTATTGCCATAGCTGTATTGGTCATAATCCGGTCAACACCAAACCATTCGTTCTTTTCAGCCCATGTCTGGGCTTTCTGCGAAGGCTGCGCATATTGCGGAGATTGTTGTTCTTGCGTTTGACCCTGTGTTTGTTGAGCCGGAAACTCTGCCTGAACATTAGCCTGATTCTGATTATAAGCTGCTAAATCCTGCTCATATTTAGCCAAATCACGTTTATATTGCTCAAGCGCACCTCTATCGGCTTCAGCCCGTGCTAACTGTTGCTGGGCATCAGCCATCAAAGAGGGATCTCCAGCTTCATAAGCTTTCGTTAATGCTATTTTTGCTGAATCAACCTGGGCATCTACTCTACCCTCAAACTCATTAGTATAGTTTTTTGATAAAGCGAGATTCTCTTTAGCTGTTGTTTCTTCCCTTAACTGAATCTGGGAAGAAAGTTTTTTGTTTTCTTCCTGCAATTGTTTTGCATATTGAAGAGCTTGTATTTCTCGACGTTGAAAATCTTTAGCTTGCTTAATAGCCTGGTTAACACGATTCTGGGCTTTCTTTGCTTCCTGTTCTACTTCAGAAAGTTCTCCATCATCCTGCCCTAATGCACCATCTTCAAAGTTTTCTTTTACTTCGTCTTCAGTAATAGGGGCAACTTCACCAACATCCTCATCAGTAAGATCGATAAAAGTTGACTCATCTTGCGGCTCTTCAATATCAGGTTGTTTATGAACAGGAACAGCCGCGCTTTTAATATTGTCGTCGTTTAAATTTTCTAGTGCTTCACTTAAAGTTTCTTCTGCCATGGTTCACCTCACAAAGCTTTAATGTCATCAGGATCTAAGATCGTGCCAATCACCTCATCATCATTAATGATTCGGACTTCAGCATCATCTTCTAAAGAAAAACGGGCTCCAGCATATCGGCCTATAAGCACCCAATCGCCTTCCTTGCACCATGGTTCGCCAGCAAACTTGCTGTCGTCCTGGTAAGCCAGAGGGCCAACTTTGAGGACATAAGAGACAACAGTAGCCAGGCTTTCACGATCAGTAGTCTGTTTTGTCAACAGAATCCCTGCGTCAGTTTTTCCTTTGCCTTTGTAAGGTAATACAAGCAAACGCCACCCGACAGGGTTAGGCATTCTCTCAATTAGAGTTTTGTCCAGAATGGACGGGTCTAGGATTTTGCTTTCTTCCGGTATGTATGCGTCTGTTAAAGACGTTGGTGCGACAGCATCTGTTGCCAGATCACTCATCGAAATCTCCTTCACTTTGCAACGCTTTCCTTAGTTCATCGTGCAGGGTGCGAAGCGCAGACAATTCACCCATGACGAATCGGTAATCCTCCATGTCTTTAATATTACCGCTTGAAACGTATTCTACTCTATCGGCTTCAAGCTGTTTTATTTTTTCATGTATAAAATTTGCGAGATTAATTGAATCCATTTAATTGTTTAAAGTCCAATGAATGGACCGCTTTAGTTTCTCCCCTATGGGCCAGAATAATACGGGCTGTTTGGATCGGTATACATGCCATTAGGATTTGCCTCATACCGCACACCCCCAGAATTACCCAAGACGACTCCTGCCGCTGGATTAACTTCTCCATTTTCTCCTGCAGTATCTTCAGCTGGTGGTTGTTGCGAACCTGGTAACGGCTGGAATCCGCCATAGTAAGACAATGGTGCCATTCCGGCACTAGGCCCATAGCCATAGCCATAGCCACCAAAGATCGATGGATTCATGGGATTAGCCATGCCTGCATATGGCAGGAACGGCATTTGGCTCATATAAGGCTGACCAAATTGAGGAGGTTGCGGCATCATGAAATTATAATATTGCTGATACGGGTTGTAATATTGTTGAGAAGGATCATAAGTGCCAAACGGTCCTGAAGGTGGCAATTGTTCTTTAGTTGGAGTTCTCACCCTACCTTGCAAAAAGTTAAGAAGAAGATCTATACCAGCGCCTTCATCTAAACCTTCCATGCCTGATAAATAGCTTAATGCTTGACTGCCACTAGGCGTAACTTCCCGACCATCATCTCCCGTCATTTTTACCGTGCTTAAAGCGGTAATAGGATTGCCTGCAGCATCAGTCATTCCAAGCCTGTTCGCTATACGTCGATAAAGCCCACTACCAATAAGATCTCTTTGCGCTGAACTTAACTGGCCGTAATCAGCAGCAAGAATAGCGTTAATTAAACGTCTTGCTTCTTCTTCTCCAGAAGCACCAACTTGGCCATAAAGGTTTTGTAAAGGCTCTAGACTTGGATCAATGGTGTAATTGATTGGTGCATTTTCCGCAAGTTCCTCTTCAGTTGGGAAGTTAAACTCAGGATTCCACCCATGCCCACCTTCTCCTGGGCCAGGTGATCCAGATGTTCCATTTGTAGTGGTCACTGGAGGACCAGCACCAATGGCCGCATATCTTTCGGCTTGAGAAATAATCCCATCGCCATCAGTATCCATGTCAATTGTGCCTAGTCTTCTTAACCTAGCGCGCCTGGCTGCAAGTTCAGTAGCAGCTATAGATTCTGCACTTGGCATGTTAGCCATCGGGTCAAACCCAGGATCACCGGGATTAAGAAATCCGCCTTCCTGCATACCAACGGGTCTTCTGGGTGGCGCGGGATGTGGGTGAGGCCCTCCAGGGATTCTTCCTTTCAAAGACCTATGATAAATTGCTAAAGCCTGCTGGCGAGTCATGCCTGGGTTTTTCGCCATTATTTTTTGTACTGCGGCTGCGGCTGCAATAGGATCAGGAGTGCGGTTAGGAGTCCATTTCGGGCCTTTGCCATGTCCTCCAGGCAATCTTGGTCCACGGCTGCGAGGATATCTTGGCGACTCTGGGGGAGATCCTTTTGGGATTGCCATACCGCCTGCTTGCATTCTTCTAACTCCACTATACATTAGTAGACCCCTTCAAATTTAGTGCCTCGAAGGGCTGCTCCACCGCCGCGTGATTGGCCTTTGCCCATACCGGGCTGGGACTTAGCACTTACCTTACAAGGCTTGCCGGTGGCGTAATCCACTTTGCCCTGATCTTTAATAGTAAAACTATTTTTCTGAACTTTGTTAGCCATTATGAGCCTCCAAAAATATTCTTTGACATTTTTTCTGCAAGATTACCCATTTGGATTTCTCGCTGCAAATTTAATCTATCCTGCGCAGTTTCGTCTTTCATCTCCGCAATATCAAGTTGTGTATCAATTCTTTCTTCAGTGAGCTCTCGTTGGGTATCCAGACGTTCTTTATCTAACCCAAATCGCTTTTCAGCTTCCATGGTTTTACGTTGAACATCTGCAGCCTTGATATCAAGTTCCTCACGCCTTAAACCAATTAGCGGATCATCATCCTGCTTGGCTTCAAAGGCTGGTGCGATCTGATTAACTAACTGTGCAGTCAGTTGTGAAACTTTTGCCTCAATGATTGCATTCATCTGCTGCATCTGCGGATTTGGTTGCGGTGGCATTCCGGGCATCCCACCTTGAGGGGGCATACCGGGCATTCCAGGCATTGGGCCTTGCGGTGGTTGCATCATTTGCATTTGCTGTTTCATTTGAACGACTTCCGGGTCTTGTTCAATTTGTTGTCTGGCCATCAGGTCAATATGCCCATAAACGTGTCCCTGTACCAGTCCCTGAAGTTGTGGGTTTGCCTGGCAAATCGCAGAATTATAGAACGCCATGTGAATCGCAATATGTGATTGATGGTCTTGTTCCGGAAAAGGTATGGCAGGTTTCATGCCGGTAAAACCACCATTTTCTAATGCGGCAGCGACCGGCTGTGGCTGCGGGGGTGGAGGTGGCGGCGGCAGGATCTGGTCAACCTGCTGGACACCCATTGCCTCATACATACGCTTATACGCATTGTATATCCCCATTGGGCCATGAATCTGCGGATTCGACTGGACCATCTGCAACATTTCCTGTGCCAGCATCACACGCTGGCTCATCGAGAATATGTTGGGGTCACTGACAGGGATAACGTCTATGCGGTCATCAAAGTCAGCTTGTTTAATGTTCTGGTCGCCATTAGCTGTTTTATACGGATATTGGGACGGTAGATAGTTTTTGAATAAACCTGCTAACAGGTTAAATTCTATCCGCTGGGAATAGTGCAACCGCTTGTGGATAGCACTCATGACGCGGCTACCGCGCTCAAGCAGGGCAACCGTTGTCCCTACTGGTGCTTCCTGATTACCATCTCCAACCTGCATATCCCCGATAGAAGCAAACCTTCGGCCTGCATCAACGAGCATACCAAGCAGGTTAAGCAATGTGCCGCTGGGCTCCTTGAACGGCAGGGGCAGTAATGCCTCGCGCAGTGAGCCGCCTGGTGCGTCCATATCCCTGAACTCACCCGGCTGAATCGGCACATCATCATCCCTGATACGGATGCCCCGTGCCTTAAAGCCGCCCGGTAAATTGGCTAACGTACCGGCATCAATCAACTGGCGGAGAATCGAGGTCGCGCCTCGAGACAGGCCACCGATCATGTGGGTCAGGCCAAAGCCGTAAAAGCCTACGCCCGGTAAAAACTTGTAATGAACAAAATGGTCCACGCGCCTGCGCATAGGATCGTTTTGCTGGTAATTCCTTCTGATTGAAAGAATAGCTGACTGTTTTGGCAGCAATGTGACAATGTAAGGCAGCTTGATGCCTGTCTCTTCGCCCTCTGCATTAACATCCTCAAAACCTGGGATCTCAAGATCCACATGCATTTCAAGGATTTCACATTCATCAGCGCCAGATCTTCCTGACGGTTTAACACCCTGAAGCTCATCAATCTCTTCTTCAATGCCGTCATCGCCATATACTGGGCTGGAAATATAGGACAGGTCAGATTTTTTATAAAACCCCGCTTCCTGCAGCTTCTTCACATCATTGATTGACATATCAATAACGTGGGTAATGCGGGTTGCGTTATCCAGACTGGATGCACCGTAAGGCACAATTAGTTTTTCAGACGGGATAAAACGGGATACCGGACGATCCAGGCTTTGATCAAAGTGGACTTTACGGAATGCACTTCCAGAAAGCGGCAGGTAGAACAACAACTGGTCAGTCTCAGGATCATATTCCTTCATGACCTGAGTAATCTGGTAGTTCATGAACTCCTGAACCCGTGCAGCCTGCAGGTCTGACTCGGGGGTCATCATGCCGACAACCTGCGTCTTTACAGGACCGCCGGAAGGCAATAATTCCTTATACGCCTGCGCCTGAAACTGGGTAACAGATTCGGCCAACAGGGGATGGATAATCCCCGATGCCCCCTGAAAAGGCTCAGTCCTGTCCTCAAACTTCATGCCGAGGAATTCAAGACCTTCACGATACTGATCTTCCCATTCCTTGCGGGAAGACTTATCGTCCTGATAATCAGCCATACAGTTGGAATAGATTCTGCCAAGATCTGTAGGGTCAACAATTTCAGCTAGGTTCTCATAGAAATCTGTGCCTTGATCTATCATAGGTTCAGGCGGAACCCCTACCAGCATGGTGCCGTCTTCCAGAATTTCATTCTGGTCATCTTCAAGATTACCGAAAATATTATCTATATCAGTAGATTCTTCAAATTCAGCATCGACATTGACTTCAATCTCTTTTGAATTGTCGTCAATTTCAAGATCAAATTTGTCGGACTCGCTTACACCGCGTTCAATAGCCATGTGTTTCTATCCTAAAATTAATTCGCTTGAGTTGTATTTAGAACCCAAAACGCCTTTCGCAAAAGTATTAAACGAAAGAGAAATTCTATCAGTAGTTGCATTTTCATTCACCGCAACTTTATGTGTTAACCAGGAAGGAAATAATAAAAGTTCTCCTGGATTCGCCGGAAAAAACCAAGTATCTGAATTCCAAATATTAAAATTTTCTTTTTCAAAACAGATCATATTTTTTCTGGGTGCCATAGGATCAACAAAAGTAATTTTGTCATCCTCTTCTGCTTGGATATAAAAGACTCCGCTGACAATACTATTCTGATGAATATGCTCATGATGCATTTCGCCCGGCTTTGTTATATTTAACCATGATTGTGTTATATATAATTCAATTTCATTTTTTGGAATAATAACTTCTGCCAGATAAATTTTTAGTTGTTGCTCACAAAAATCTTTTAGCTTTTCCAATCTATCGTTAAAAATATAATTGTTAATTGTAGATTGGTTGAATGTATTATTTCTAAGCCCCTCTGCACAAATCTCATCAACTTCTTTTTGTTCTTCTGCATCTAAGACCGAATATCCAATTCCTCCTCTGTTAACAATATACACTGGCTCCGGAAATACACCGTGTATATTGTAGTGAGAAGAAGTTAACTCCACCTAGATTCCCATTTGGTCACCATGCCACCTTTGGCTTTCTTGACAGGATCTTTAGGTTTTACATCAGAAACTTTTCGACCTGGTTTCATTCCCCACCTATTTCCGCCAGGTCCTACTTCAACAGCAGATGCACGACCTGTTTTTTTCATTTTTTTCCCTTTGCTGATGAATTCAGCATCCATAGGGACATCTTGAAATTTAGTTGCAGCAGGTGGTCTTGTAGTAATTTTTTCTCGAATTAAAGAATCAAGCTTTTTAACACCTGCTTCTCCGTCTTCTTTGATGATTTCGTTAATTGATCTCTTATCCTTTTTCAGAAGAGTATTAACAGCAAAATCTTCAACTTCTATCTTGCCTTCGTTTAAGAATTTTTTAACTCTTTCCCCGGCTTTCCCAGAATTTTTTAAAATTGCAAGTACTGCTTTAGCTATTGCCATAACTCTACCTCCACCTAGATTCCCATTTAGTCACCATGCCGCCGTTGCGCATTTTCTTTGGCCCTTTAAAAGTCCCTAAAGTTTTCGCCAGACGGGCTCGTTGCCCCAGCTTGCCGGGTGCTTTCGCCGCCTTATCAAGCTTGGCTTTGGGGATCTTATCCCCTTTCTTAACGCCAAGCTGTTTGCGCAGCGCACCCGGTTTCTTGATGGCACCCTGTATCCAGTTCTTTGCCATGGCGGTTACTTCATTACCGCGCCCCAGCCGCGCTTGGCTACGCCTGCGCTTTCGGGGGTTCTGGGCTTCCTTGCACCACGGCTTTCATCGCGGCGTGACTTAAAGCTCTGGGACTTGGTGCTTTCCTTACCCCTACGCTCACCCAGGGACTCATCAAGCCGATCGTTGTAACCCTGCTTCTTGGCCATACCGCCGTCTTTGTAGCCTGCAACTTTACCTTTAACATGGCCGCCGCCAGCTTTCTTTTTAGGACGAACAAAGTCTATAGCACCTTTGTCGCCACCAAATGCTTCGTCTTCACCCAACAAAGCTTTGGCAATCTTTCCTTTGAACGGACGAAATCTTTTAAATAATTTCTTTCGCTTTTTAGGCTTATCTTTTTTAAGGGTAGAAGCAGCATCTTTTACTGCATCATCTACGTTTGTTCTTACAGATACAGTTACCTTTTTTTCAGGCTTTTTTTCAGACTTTTTTTCAGACTTTCTTTTAGCATCTCTTTCCTTTCTAGCTTTCATGCCTTTTTCATAATCAGCTTTAGCACTCTTTCTTCTTTTTTCTTTTTCTTTTTCTTTGAGTTTTTTGGTTAAAGCATCTACCTGATTTTCTTTTTTCTGGTTGCTTTCTGTATTTTTGCTGCTACGCCCTCGAGGATTCTGATTACCTTTGCCCTCTGGCAAAATTTCAGAAAGAGTCTTGCGATTTTCAGTTGGGGCTCTTTTGCTTTTTGTTTTTTCTGCTGTTGATTTTTTTCGATTAGACCTTGGGCTGGTTGATTCACCTTTTGGCAAAATTTCAGAAAGGGTTTTTCGATCTTTAGTTGGGGCTCTTTTGCTTTTTGTTGATTCGGCTGTCGATTTTGTTCGATTGGCTTTTGGATTAGCAGAGCCTCTTTTTTTAAACAAGGAAAGTTCTTTTCCCTCTTTAACTTTTTCAAGTGCTTCTTTTGATTGATATGGCATAATTTTTTCCAGTTACTGGTTAATAATACGCAATGCGTTTTCGGTAAACTTCTTCTTCAACCTCGTCAGAATGAAGCGTAATAAAGTTTCCCTGTCTAAATCTTAGTATAGCCTGTGTCATAGAGTCTACATAATCATCGTACTCACCGAAAGGGAAAGATGCACACTCTTCAATGACCTCTTCGGCAAATAAATAATCAGGAGCCCATACGAGTCCCGACTCGAAAACAGGGCTGGCTGAATGCACACGGGTCATCTTATCGTTACCACGGCTTGGCCGATAGTTAACAACAGGAATCCCCATCATCCGAAGTTCCTGTGTCAGGGGTGTACCACTCGCCTGGGACTCAATCAGGACCATATCAGGGTTATATTCCCGATATGCGTCATGGGCTACCGCTTTTAACTCAGGGAAGTCCCACCGGCCACGTTCCGCATTCAGAAGAATAATCGCATCTGCCATACCGTCACCGGGATCAAACACGCCCCAGGTCGTAATGGCACTGTAATCCGCCGATTCTTTCTTGGAAAAGGCCGTATCATAGGACTGGATCACATAATGACAGGCAGGAGGGGAATCTTTAGTCCAGATATTCCACCATTCCCGCTTGATAATCGCCCCTTCTTCCGAAGTCGGGTTCTGCTGGTACTGGGCATTCCACTTCATCACCGGAATCGAAGCCTTGACCGACTCCAGTTCTTCCTTCTTCCAGAACTCCGGCCAGAGAACATTGCCGGAATCCTCGAAAATCGCGGGTAATTCGATGACTTCCCAGTTATCTGCGTGGTCTTCAGCCTGACGATTGAGCAATCTGCCGGTCAAATCAATGGTAGACCACCGTGTCATAACGATGACAATCGCCCCACCAGGCTGTAAACGCTGCCTTGGACCGGAGGTATACCACTCATAAGCCCCCTCCATGGCACTCAGGGACAATGCGTCCTGTTCCGAGTGCGGATCATCAATAATCAGTAAATCAGCACCCCGCCCCGTGATGGCTCCGCCAACACCCGCTGCGAAATACTCCCCTCCCTGCGATGTTTCCCAACGTCCGGCAGATTTTGAGTCAGCCGCCAAAGAAACATTATCAAACATCCGTTTATATTCCTGGGTATCCATCAGGTTCCTGACCTTACGGCCAAACCGGATAGACAGGTCTGCAGTGTGCGTGGTCTGCATGATCTTCATGTCAGGTTTTAAGCCCATCATCCACGAAGGGAAGTAGACAGACGCGAATTCGGACTTGGTATGACGCGGAGGCATGTTGACAATCAGGCGTTTACATTTTCCCTGTGCCACTTCTGTGAGCTTATCCGCGATTAAACGATGATGCTCTCCCTCAATGAACCCATCCCAGATATACCGGACGTAGTCCATAAAGGAGTCCCGGCAAGCATCCTTTGTTTCCAGCGTAGCCAGACGATCCTTCAGCATCAGGATTTCTTTCATGTCCGACTCGGGAATATGGGCAAGGCTGCTCAAATGGTTTTTCCACAGGATCGTATGCGGTGAATGATATTATATATGACATTGTCATCTCAACTGCTCAAGGGGGGGTCGCCCTGCGAGAAAAGGGCCTGTCAGAAATTCGAGACTTGACCCTAGGGAACCTAGACGATTCGATTCTAGACTTGACCCCATTAAATTTATTTATTTATCTTTGCTATATCGTTTCATTAATGCTTGACGTTTTGATTAAAATCATGCGAAAATAGCATTGTCTTTTTAAAAGACAAAAACAAATTAATAAAAGGAAACGCAACAATGCCAAAAATAATAACGCAACAATTCGCGACTAATCTAACTACTGAAATTATAGAGTTAGAGCAAAAGTTAATGGATACAAACGAAGACTTTAGAGTATTAAACGCTTTGAAATCTAAACTTCGCGAAAATTACGATTACACCAAATCGCATTGCTTTAAAAGAATCACGACTAAAGACGGAATACATATCGCTAGGCCGGATAGTGGGATTACAATTTTGCAAAAAGATGGCGAGAAAAATGCCACGTTTACATTCAAAGACTGGGGCGGCTCGATAAGCGCAGTAGCAGCAGAAACAAAACCCAGAGCTGCACATTTTCGCAGGAAATTCCCGCAACTTACAATTACAGTTTAAACGAATCGGGGCGCGGCAACGCGCCCCACATTCAAACAAAAAGGAAAAAAGAAAATGTTAGACGTTAATGATTATGACGGCCCAGTTGAATTGCACAAATGGGACGTTAACGTAAACGGAATCGATTACTCGGTCACTATTGCGGCACAAGATAACATCGCGCTCGATTCGCATATTGTTTGCCATGGCGACCTCGAAGATTACCCATACGACCGCACCACTCTCGAATCATTCTTGTACGAATGCGCATCTATTGAAGGTGATACGCGAGAATATAACGAGTATCAGATAACGTGGGAAAATGGTTCACAAAATTGGATTAAACCGAAGGTAACAATGAAATGTTTATCCTTCAAACTTGAAGAAGCGGAGTAAACAATAGGGGCGTGGTGTAATGGCAGCATGGTGGACTCCAAATCCATTGGTGGGGGTTCAAATCCCTCCGCCCCTGCCAAATTTAAAAAGGAGATAAAATGTTTAGGGAATTAACAGAAGCAGAAAAGAAACCATTTCAACAATGGGCGCGTGATAATTACACAGCTGGAGATAACCGACAGTTAAACGTATGGCATCCCGAAGTAATCGCGGAATGTAACCGAATCAATGAGGAAGCGTATGAAAATGGGGATATCGGTTATTGGTGCGCCTGGTGTGGGCTCACTGCTGAAAGTGAAGAAGCAGGAACACAATGGGATGCTCGACCATATGATTATCCGCGCTGCAGAGGGTGCGGAGCATGCTAACACTGCGATCGACCATGGCCCTGGGTTCCAGGCTTAAAGCCTGGAGCTCTGGCTCGCCAGCGCGCCTGCGATCGTAGGATCAGCGCAGCTGCATACCAGGCTAACACCCACCAATATATATAGAGCGTAAGGCCGCAAGCGAGTAAGGCCGCAAGCGCCGCCGATATATATAGCGAGTAAGGCCGCAAGTATTCATCTATATATATGTAATGCTGTCGCGTTTCACTTTGCCCCAGGATATTGATATAATAATCACTCGACAAAAAAGGAAAGCACAATGAAAGTATCGGAAGCAAGGCAATTAGTAGGCGGTTTATCTAACGCCTCAAAGATGCCAAGCAAATCTTATGGCCTACCTGCGCAAGCGTGCAAGGTAGGAGGCAAACTTCGAAAGGTTAAAGGTTCGACATGTGAGAATTGTTACGCCTATGACCGCGGCATGTATGTCATGCCGGTAGTTAAGGCCGCACAAGCTAGACGATTGGAAACAATTAAAAGCAAGGACTGGACTGCGAACATGGCACGCGCCATTAACAAAGCAAAGTTATTTAGATGGCACGACAGCGGCGACATTCAAAGCGCCGAACATTTCCAAAAAATAATAGACGTGGCAAAGCTAACACCCGATTGTCAGCATTGGTTGCCAACACGCGAAGCTAAGATAGTCGCAAGCCACAAAGGAAAAATACCGGATAATCTAGTAGTCCGAGTATCTGCGCCAATGATAGACGGTCGCGCTCCTAAAAGATTCGCGAACACGTCAACCGTTCACGCTAAAACCATACCAGTCAACTCTCACATATGCCCAGCACCCAAACAAGACAACGAGTGCAAAGATTGTCGCGCATGTTGGGATAAATCAGTTCAAAACGTTAGCTATCACGCACACTAAAGAAAGGAGTAATCATCATGACTACAGTAATCCCAGCATACGGACGCGACTACAAAAGCGCAGCTGCCGCCAAGAAAGATTGGAAAGATGGCAAAGATTTTATTATTGCTGACTTGTCTAATCCCTACGATGGCAAGCCATGCTCAATTCGAGATGGGTTAAAAGTCACCATCCGCTACAACAAACTTCAAAAGATAACGACCGCATGACGCGGTCGTTTTTTTTCGCCAGCGCGCCGCCGATCCTAGATGAGGCCGGATCAAAGCTCATTCCGGAAACACCTGGCCAGCACCTGGTCAACCATGAGCTCTCACCCGCACCAACAACACCCGCACCAGGATACCAGGGTGCAAGGCCGCAAGTGCGTGAGCTCTCACCCCCGCCCATATATAAAGCGCAAGGCCGCAAGCATGGGGCCTGCCTCAGGCCCTGCCGCGCATGGGGCCTGCACCGCAATCCGCAGTTGCCGATGAAGGCCGCAAGCAAACCAGTTCAAACCAGTTCAAACCAGTTCAGATATATATATACGCGCAAGGCCGCAAGCATATAGGTCGAGCAAGGCCGCAAGCAGAAAGAAAAAAGAACACCTTCCCTTTCTCCCCCGTGGGGGCGGGGCAGACTCCAACCTCGAAACCCCCCTGAAACTCCCCGAAAACTAGGGTTTTAAACAAAGATAATTATGGGTTATAATCTGTCACGCGAAAGCACAAAAAGGAAATGAAGATGAAAGTAGCGGTTTACAAGAACCTCAACACAGGCAAGTGGTCTGTGGCCTCTGTCAAGGAGACTCGCAATGGGTTTCGTAAGGACAAGGTCATTGAGCATGTTGATGCCATCACCCTAGACAATGCCTCTTTCTACGTTGGTGCGGAGAGCACCCGTCAACGCATCGTCAACGGTCACCGTGAAGTCTACGCTTATGCCATCGGAGATGTCTTCGACATGCACGATGCTGACCCATGCGTAGTCACTCACAACGTCCACTTCAACCCGCACAAGTCGAATGACTTTATCAGTCTTGATGATGGCGATGCCTACGGTAATGACCGACAGGTTGAAGCCGTCCTAACCGATAGAAAGTTTGACCGAATGTACTTCCTCAATGGCAAGGACATCGATGGCAATGAGGTGTACACACTATGAAAGTTAAAGTGCATTGGAATCTACACAAGGGCGGATACTCCGTCACCAATACGAAGACAGGTAGAGTCATGCCTGAATTCACCGACAACATTGTCATCACTAACCCGCAAGCAAAGATAGCACAAGGCAAGTACGACGACTGCCAAACCAAAGGCAAGCGACATGTCTGCGCATGGATTACGGGCGAGATGATAGATAGCGCGCCCGCAAGCGTAGACTCTGCTGGCGTTTTATCCACCTTAATCAACGGTGACCTGTTGTCCTACAACCCATTCAAGAATCGCCACTTCACCAATCAAGACGGAGTGGAGATTCCATTCAACGAATCACTAGGTGAGTTTGCCACCTTTACCACCGACGATAGCGGCAAACCAATAACTATCGTCACCAAAAAAAGGAAATGAAGATGAGTGCACAACAAGAAACAATCGAAGCAACATACATCCCCGAGTGGGAAACCAGAATCAAACT